GAAGCTGAGAAGGCAGCACTCAGAGAGAAGTATGCCAAGTTGGCAAATGAGGCAATCAACAAAGACACACTCACAAGACTACAAACAGAACTTGAGGCTAATAGGGGAAACTACCAAGAACAACTTAGAATATATCAAGAATTACAGACAGCTCTCACAACCTCTTTAAATCTGAATGAACAAGAGAGAGCAGCTCTAATCAAACAATATCAAGATGCTTTATTACAGACCCTTGATATGTCCTACCAAAATCAGGTGGATGGACTTAACTCACAGTATGATGAGTTCAGGAGATTTGATAAGGAATATTTTGATGGTCAAAGAGCGGCACAAACGCAATACCAAGCCGACATAGATGCTCTAAAAGAAAAAGGGGCAATCAATGACCAAGAGTATTTGTCTCGTTCAATCAAGATCTCAAAATCTCGTAGAGAATTAGATCTACTTGAAAGAAAAACAAAACAAGATACAGTATCCGCAATTGGTGATGCATTCGGAAACTTGTCAAAGCTTGTTGGTGAAGACACAAAGGCTGGTAAAGCATTTGCTATCGCTAAGACAACAATTGACACATACCAATCCGCAGTATCCGCTTATGCTTCGTTAGCAGGTATTCCTGTTGTGGGACCAGCACTCGGTGCTATCGCGGCAGCTGCGGCTGTTGCAGCAGGTATTGCGAATGTTAAAAAAATCCTGGCTGTTCAAGTTCCCACAGACTCAGGTGGAACTGGTGGTGGAACAACCCCAACTCCTCCACCTCCTCCAATTGCGGTGAATGCTGTTAAGAGAGCACAGGGTGGTTATGTATATGGTCAAGGTGGTCAACAATCTGATTCAATATCAGCAATGTTATCTAATGGTGAGTTTGTTGTTAATTCAAGGTCATCAAAAATGTTTGGTCCATTACTTGAAACAATCAACTCATATGGTGCAATGCCACAATTCGCAGCACAATCAGTTGGGTCATCAGCTAACAACAATCTTAAAGAAAGTAGAGATACACTTGGGGAAACAATTGCTAGAACCCTACAAGAAAGTCCAATTAAGACTTATGTTACTGCTACGGAGATATCCAATCAACAACAGTTTGATCGTGTAATTAGACAGAGATCTATTATCTAAAAGTGGTATAAATCAATCACTAATATATTTACAAGAGATGAGCACAACAAAAATAGTTGAATTATTCATTGATGATGAATTTGAAGATGCTGGTATTGAAGCTATATCATTAGTTTCAAGACCTGCTCATGATGAGCCATGGATGGCATTCAACTCACAATTGGAACAAATGGAAGAGGTGGAAACACTAAATCCATATACAATTGTTGAAGATGATTTCTGTGATCATAACCCTCAACTTGATGAACTTGGTGAGAGTTATTCTGATTTAATTAAAGCTGGTTGGGAAGTTGTTAGAGTAGAAAAGATTACTCCTTCAACTGTTTATACAATGCAACAGCAGAAGTTCTCAAATCCAAATGCTGATTCCCAACTTGACACAGACGAGATTAGAGTAAGATACAAATACATTGGTCCAAGAGACGAAAAGAATAGAAAGTTCTGTGCTGACATGCTCAGAAAGAATAGAGTTTACACCATAGAAGATATTGAAAGACTATCAAATCCTGAGTTTGGTTCTTATAACATATTCTTATGGAGAGGATCATTCAACTGTAGACACGCATGGGTAAGACTTGTTTATAAGAAAGAAGGTAAGATTATCAATGATGCAAAATCTACACAAGGATTAATCACTGATGATGTTGTTATTGGACCTGATACAAGAAATGATGCCACAAAAGCTAATCCATCACCAACAGATTGGAAGCCAGGTGAACCAAGAACTGGTCAAGCATTCGGTTTGGAAGATGCTTGTTGGGAAGGGTATGAGGCAATAGGGACAAAAGTGGTGGATGGTAAAGAAGTTCCAAATTGTGTTCCAATTAAAATGACTGAGGACGACTTTGCAGAAAGTATTTCTGACTATCCTGAGGGAGTTAAAGCAGCAGCTGCGAGAGCAGTTAAATATGCTGAGGAAAATGGTTGGGGATCTTGTGGAACTGGTGTGGGTAAACAAAGAGCTTCGCAACTCAGTAAGGGTGAAAACATCTCAGTTGATACCATCAAGCGCATGTATTCATATCTTTCAAGACATAAGGGTGATTTAACATCATCAAAATCTTATGAAGAGGGTTGTGGAAAATTGATGTATGATGCATGGGGTGGAGAAGCTGGTCTGAAATGGTCTGAGAGAAAACTACAACAATTAGAAAAACAAAAAATGACATTCGCTTACGATGAGGATAAAAAGATCCTTGTTGGAGCAGCAATGGTGCCAAATAGAATGATACATCGTTATGATGCACTTGGAAATTTATATTATGTATTCTTTTCCAAGAAGTCCATAAAACAAATGGCAGATCGTTTCTTAAAACAAAAAAGAACTGACGAGACAAGTATTGAACACAACGGAAGAAAGTTAGGTTCAGACAAAGTATTTATTACAGAGTCTTGGGTATCAGAAGATCCGATCTATGACAAATCCCACAAGTATGGTTTTGAGCTACCGAGTGGAACTTGGTTTGTTGCCATGAAGGTGAATGATGATAAGGTATGGAAACTTATTAAAGAGAAGGCTCTTACAGGTTTTTCGGTGGAAGGTTTATTCGCTGAGAAATCTATATTCTCCAAAGAAGATAAACAAATAAACCAAATAAAGACGATACTAAAATCAATTAACGATGAATAGTAAGCAAGCAATAGAAAGGATAATGAAGATCCTCAATCTAGCTCCACAGAAATTTTATTCTGCTAAGACTGAACAAGGAATGGCAGTTCAAGTTGAAGGTGAGTTGGAATTGGGTGCTCCGATTTATATTTCTACAGAAGAAGGAATGATTCCTGCACCAGATGGTGTTCATAAGCTTGACGATGGTTCTGAAATTGAAGTTTCTGATGGTAAGATTTCCAAGATCAAGATGGGTGATATGGAAGTTGAAAAAGAAAAAGAAGAAGCGGATATTAAAGACGAAGATATGTCAGCGGTTGAAAAGTTTGGTGATGTCAAGTTGAAAAATGGTTCAATCATGAGAGTTGGTGGTGATATGCCAGCAATAGGTCTTCAAGTAAAGAAGGTTGAATATGATGGAAACTTATCAGCAATGACTGATGGTGTCTACGAAACAGAAGATGGTAAATCCATCTCAATTGTTGGTGGAGCTATTGACGGAATCCAATCCCAAAAAGACAAGGAAGCACAGGGTAAATTCACAATTGCTGAATCAGCTGAAGGTGCTAAATTGGAATCTCCAACATTTGATGTTGGTGAGAAAGTTGAAGTTCTTGGTGAAGATGGTGCTAAGTCACCAGCTCCTGATGGAGAACACCAAGTAGTATTAAAAGACGAAAGTGGAAACGAGAACAAAATCAGATTTGTAACCAAAGACGGCGTTATTACCGAAAGGTCCAATGTTGAAGAGGAGAAAATGTCTGAGGAAAAGATCGCTGAAATTTTTGCAATGGCTCTTAGAAAATTGGAAGATAAGATTGATTTAATCTCAACAAAAAATGCTGAGTTGGAATCAAAATTTCAGAAGTTTTCAAAAGAACCAGCAGGTGAAAAGGTGTATAACCAAAAAACCATAACAGAAAAAACTTTTGAATCAGACAACAAGTTTGAAAGATTCAAAAAGATGAAAGAAGTGCTTTCATCAAAATAAAACTAAAATAAAAACTATATCAAAATGAAATCTAAAGGATTATCAAGACAGAAATTTTCATACGATTTAGCGGGTCTATCAGCATATGTTGATCAATTGTCTCCAGACATTATCTCAGAAGCGGTATTGAGTCCTCAAACGATGAAATATGTAAATGTGGTTCCTGGTATTAAGGGCACACAAAATGTTAACCTACTTTCTGAAACTCTTGTTGTTCAAACAGGAACAACTTGTGGTTGGTCAAATAGTGGTGACACAACTTTTACTGTAGTTCCAGTAACAGTGCAGGCACTGAAGACGAATGTTTCTCTTTGCTTGGAAGAGCTAAACACGCTATGGTTGGGTCAGTATCTTTCTGATGGATCATACAATACTGAAGCTCCATTTGAAAACGCGATCGTAGAATTACAAACTAAACAAATAAAAAGGTATAATGAAAACCTATTATGGGGTGCTTCTTCAGCTTCTTCATCTTTCTCAGGTTTCATTGAGCTTTTGGATAACACAGCTGGTGTTGTTAAATTGACAGGTGCTACAGCACTTTGTTCTGTTACAGGAACTTCAATTCAAGACAAAGCTGAGAAAGTTCTTGAGCAGATTGATAATATCATTGAAGAGTTGGATGACAACATCTATGGTAGAGATGACTTGGTTATTTTCATGTCTCAAAGACAGTTCAAATGCTATTTGAAGTCAATCAGACAAGTTAATAACTTCCATTTCAGTGAACCAACATTGGGTCAAGTTTATGAAACATTCCACCCTCAAACTAACATTAAGGTTGTAGGCGTTTCTGGATTGGATGCAGCTTCAAGTGATCTTATCGCTTGTGGACCTCAACAATATTTCATGGCTGGAACTGACTTAATGTCAGACGAAGATTCTTTCAGAGCTTGGTTCAGCGTTGATTTTCAAGAAGTTAGAATAATGTCAGCATGGAAAATTGGTTCTGCTATCGCATTTCCTCAGTTCTTTGTGACTAACGGTCTGTAATTTTGTCAGATAAAAAAATAAATGATGGAGGGGAGAAATCCTCTCCATTATCAAACTAATAAACTAGAAATTTTAAATCATATAAAATGGCTTGTAATGTAACAGCTGGAATCGTTCTTGATTGTAGAGACAATGTCGGTGGTATAAAAACTATGTGGGTTACAGATTGGGATAATATTACCTCAATCACAAAAACATCTACTGGTGCTACTGCTGATACTATCACAGCAATTTCAGGAACAGGAACTTTCTACGAATACCAACTTATCAGAACTACATCATCTTATACTTCAACTGTAAATGCTTCACTTGAAGCGGGAACAGTTTTTTATAGCGATGAGCTAGTTTCATACTTTAATAAAATGGAGCAGGCGAAAAGAAATATCTTAAAAACATTGGCTCAATCTCAAAGATTAGCTATCGTGTTTGAAGATAACAACGGAGACTACTTCTTCATGGGAGAGACTTATGGTTCTTTCGTAACTGCAGGAACAATCGTTTCAGGATTAGGTCTTGGTGACGCTAATGGATATAACATCACATTTGGTGCACTTGAACCATATCCTGCGAATCAATTGTCAGGTTCTTTGGCTTCAATAGCTCAAGGTATCTCAGTTCAATAATTCCTTATTAAAATAAACACGGGGAGATTAATTTCTCCCTGTGTTATATTTATTACCATGCTAATAATCAAAACCAATCAACAGAATACATTGGTGGTAACAGTATCACAAAATGCTGAATTACCGAATCCACAATGGTTATTTTCTTTCGTTCACATCTTTACAAAACAAAAGGTTAATTTCATTTTACCTAATGTATCATCATATCAAAATCGTTATGATGAGTTTGTATTTGTTGAAGGACAGGGAGCAGGTCAGATTGCCTTCCCTTTTGAAGGTCAGTATACCTATACCGTAAGTGAGCAAATAGCACAGATTCCACCAAATACTGATCCTGCATTAGCCTATAATGTTGTTGAGACAGGTATAGCTCTTGTGATCGCAACTTCTGCTGATACAACAAATGATTATTATGTAGAGTTCATATCTTCAAATGAGGATAACTCAAACTACTTGTTTGCTCCTGATGA